ATGACGTGCGCCCCGGTGCGCCGCGCTGTTCAGCTCATCAGCGGATCGATCGGTCAGCTTCCCGTTCACGTCTACAAGCGCGACGACGCGGGCAACAAAGAGCGCGACACCGATCATCCCGCATATGCGCTTCTGCATGACCAAGCCAACGACTGGACGCCGGCATCCAAATTTCGTGAGGAATTGACCGCCGATGCGCTTCTGCATCCGCACGGTGGTTTCGCTGAAATCATCCGTGTTGACGACGGCAAGCCGTTTGAACTGATCCGGCTCAACCCGGAAGTCAGCCCCGTCATTGTCAAATATATCGACAGCGAACCGTTCTACAGCGTCGGCGATCGAGAAATCCCGCGCCAAAACATGCTGCACATTCCGAGCCCGTCAATGAGTGGCTTGGGCCTTGTTCACGACGCCCGCGAGACGATCGCACTCGCTATCGCGCTTGAGCGCCACGCCGCGCGGCTCATGGGCAACAGCGCGCGCCCCAGCGGCGTTCTCAGCCTCAAGGGCAAACCCGGACCGGACGACCTGACCAAGGCCGCAGCCGCCTGGAACGCCACGCACGGCGGCAATAAGTCCGGCGGAACCGCTGTGATCCCGATTGAAGCTGTCTGGCAGAGCCTCACATTCACGTCGGTTGATGCGCAGTTCATGGAAATGCGCAAGTTCGCGATTGAAGAGATCGCACGAGTCTTTGGGACGCCCCCGCACATGCTGTTCGAAATGCAGCGGGCCATCCGGGCCAACGCCGAACAAATGGGTTCGGAGTGGATCACCTATTCGCTGCTCTCTTGGATCAAGAAATGGGAAGGCGAAATCCGGCTGAAACTCATCACACCCGAAGAGCGCCGGACATGGTTCGCTGAATTCCTGACTGACGACTTCGCCCGCGCTGATCTGGCTTCGCGCATGGAATCCTACAGCAAGGCAATTGCCGCGAGGATCATCAATCCCAACGAAGCCCGCGCGATGGAAAACCGCCCGCCCTATGTAGGCGGCGACAAGTTCGAAAATCCGAACACAACTGCGGTGCCGCTGCCATGATGCGGACAGTCCACCTTCACGGGAAGCTAAAGAAACAATTCGGCGCGTCGCATCGGTTCGATGTTGCAACAGCGGGCGAGGCTTTGCGCGCGCTCAATTGTGCATTCCCCGGCGACTTTGTCACGGCTCTACAAACCGGCAGCTACCAGCTTGTACGTGGCGCACGTCATACCGGCGCGTCACTTGCCGACTTGAAGCTGATCAATCATCTAAAGCTCGGTGCGGCCGATCTGCACCTGATCCCGGCGGCAAAGGGCGCTGCCAGTAGTAAGGGCACGGCAAAGGTTATTCTTGGCGCAGCGCTTATAGGTGGCGCGATCTTTCTGTCGGGCGGCACGCTCGCGGCTCCGCTCTCACTGCTGTCTGGCCCGGTGCTACCCGGCATCGGTATCACTTGGGGCAATATTGCGATGGTCGGGTTAGGCATCACGCTCGCTGGCGCCTCGACCCTTCTGGCAAAACCAGCAGCGACAGCGACTGACACTGAGGCCGACAAGTCCAAAACCCTGAGCGGTGCTGGCAACAACGGCATTCAAGGCGCCGGAATTCAGCTCATCTACGGCGAGACGATGGTGGTCTCCACCATGATCTCGATGGATGCGGATATCGAAGACACCGGCGTCTATATCGATAGTTCTGGCTCGATTGCCGATCCCTACAATTCCACACCCGTTGGAGGGATCGGATGATGACCGCACCGCACCGCGCGTTCTTCGGCGACGCAGAATATGAGTTTCGAATCACCGCCAGCTTGATCTCCGAACTTGAGCGCAAAACGAACGCCGGGATCGGCACGCTCTGTTCCCGCATCTTTGCACGGCAGTTTACCCAAGCTGACATCAACGAAACGATCCGGCTGGCATTGATCGGCGGTGGCGTTGCACCTGAACGCGCCGCCTCGTTGATCGCAAGCTACGCTGTCGACCGTTCGCTTTCTGAAACATATCCGCTGGCGGTAGCGATCTTGGACGCCCTTTGGTTCGGACAACCGCATGAGGCATCCAATGGACAGACTTGAAATCAAGGCCGCGATCACCGTTGACGACACTGGCACGATCACCGGAAACGCATGGCCGTTCGGTTCTGCCGATAGCAGTAACGACATCATCACCAAGGGCGCGTTTCATTTCGCCGTTGCCGAGCTGCCCATGCTGTTCGGTCACAACCCCGATGACCTGATCGGCACATGGAATGAAGCGACCGAAACCCCTGACGGGCTTGTCACCAAGGGCAAGCTGCACATGGAACAGCCCCGCGCTCGCGCGGTGCATGGACTGATCAAGGGCGGCCTCGTTACCGGGCTTTCGATAGGCTTCAAAGCGAAAGCGTTCACGCGCCAAGGCCGCAACCGCGTCATTTCGGCGTTGGATCTCTTTGAGATCAGCGTCGTCCGCAACCCCATGCACCCGCGCGCTCGCATCCTCAGCGCCAAATCAGAAGACACGGCCCTCGCCATCGCCGAGGCCATCAACCGCGCCACGGCAGCGCTAAGGACGAACCACTGATGAATATTCTTGCTCTCGAATTCAAGGACGCCGGGGATGAACACGATCCCGCGACCGTCGTAACCGAAGCGCTTGCGGCTTTTAAGACCGCAATCGACGGCCGTCTGACCGCCATGGAAACCAAGTCTGACGATACCAAGCTCAAGGCTCGGATCGACAGCATGGAAGCCAAGCTCAATCGCCCTGGCATCGTCGAAGTCAAGTCCGACAACGAGAACGGCGGCATTGAGCGAAAGGCGTTCGCGTCCTTCGTTCGCAGTGGTCGCGAGGCCATGGGCCTCGACGAAGTCAAAAGCCTTGTCGTCGCCAACGACACGCTGGGCGGCTACCTCGCGCCGGCTCAGCTTTCGACCGAAATGATCCGGCTGTTGACGCTGTTCTCGCCAGTCCGGGCGGCCGCATATGTCGGTCAGACCGGTTCGCCGTCAGTCATCTTGCCCAAGCGCACCGGCATCACCAACGCTCTCTGGGAAGGCGAGACCGAAGCCTCCGAAGAATCCGAGCCGGCTTTCGGTCAGCTCGAAATTCCGATCTTTGGAATGAAGACCTACACCGACATTTCGGTGCAGTTGCTTGAGGATTCGGTCCAGAACGTCGAAGCCGAGTTGTCGATGGCGCTGTCTGAAGACTTCGGCAAGAAAGAGGGCTCAGCGTTCATCAACGGCACCGGCAATAAGCAGCCGCGCGGCGTCATGGTGCATCCGGACGTTGCCTATACGGCAAACGGCCACGCGACCGTCCTGAGCGCCGACGCTCTGATCGACCTCTTGCATTCGCTGCCCCCGGCGTACCGCAACAACGGCGCTTGGATGCTCAACTCGACTTCGGTTGCGACCATCCGCAAGCTCAAGAATACCGTCGGCGACTATCTTTGGCGCGATGCGCTCAGCGACGGCAACCCGGCGACCATCCTTGGCCGTCCGGTGATCGAAGCCGTCGACATGCCTGACGTGGCGTCCGGCGCGTTCCCGATCGCATTCGGCGATTTCAACGCCGGGTATCGCATCTATGACCGCGTCTCGCTTGCGGTGCTTCGCGACCCCTACACCATGGCAAAGAACTCGCTCGTTCGCTTCCACGCGCGTCGTCGCGTCGGCGGTGACGTGGTGAGGCCGGAAGCCATCCGTAAACTCAAGATGGCCACGACCTAAAGGAAATCATGTCATGAGAGATTCTTTTCACAACCAGAAGTTCGTCACGGCCATTGCGCCGGTGACGGTCACCGATAACGCGCCGATCGTCGGCGTGATTGTCAGTCATGCCGGTTTCAACTCACTGACCTATGCCATTCAGTCCGGCATCGTTGCCGACACCGACGCATGGTTCGCCGTGTTGCTGGAACATGGCGACGCGCCGGATATGTCCGACGCCGTCGCGGTGCCCGACGACAACCTGCTCGGCACCGAAGCGCTTGCGGGCTTCACCTTCGCAGACGATGCCGCGACGCGAAAGCTCGGCTACGTCGGTGACAAACTCTACACGCGACTGACGATCACCCCGAACGCGAACACCGGCAGCGCGCCGGTTTCCGCAATGGGCGTGCTCAGTCACGCCAACACGCGCCCGGTGGCGTAAGAAAATGCGGCTCGCAGATGATGAAATCACGATCACGCTGGATCAAGAGACGATTTACCTTCGTCCATCGCTGCGCGCTGCGTTTCGTCTGGAACGTCGGCACGATGGTTTCGACAAGATCCTTAAGGGCATTGCCGATGGCAATGTTTCTATTATGGCCGATGTAATCCGCGAGAGCGCTTACGAGCGCTCTTCGCTGCTGGACCTCTTGGAATGCATCACCGTCTTGCCCTTGAGCATTGCGGTCGATCGTATCGCCGAACCGTTGATTGCCCATGTCTTGATACTTGCGGGCATCGATAGTGCAGCGGCCGAACCCCAGCCCGACGCCGAGCGTATCCCGTTCGCCGAATACCACACTCGGCTTTTCAGGCTCGCTACCGGATGGCTAGGCTGGCCGCCAACCGACGCATGGAACGCCACTCCAGCCGAAATCACCGAAGCCTACCAAGGCCGGCGTGAGCTGCTGACTGCCATGTTCGGCAGCGGCAAGACGGATACCGACATCACCAATCCCGATGAAGAGACCCGGCGCGAATTGAACGCGATCGGCAATCTCGATAACTTCAATGTGTAGAAGCGCAATGCCGATGAAACCCCCTCGAATTTGCGTATGCGGCAACAAGGTCGCTGGTGACGCTATCTGTGTGTGTCGGCAACGTAGCAAGGCGGATGCAGATCGACGGCGTCCATCTGCGCAAGCGCGTGGATACGATGGCAAGTGGCAGCGAGAGAGCAAGGCGTTCCTGGCTCTCCCAGCCAACCGCCTATGTTCATGCGGCTGCGGTCGCACCGCCAACATGGTCGATCATATCATTCCGCACCGTGGCGACAAGCGCCTGTTCTGGTCGCGGTCGAATTGGCAACCAATGGCAAGCTCACCTTGCCACAACAGCCGCAAACAGTCCCTCGAACGATCAACTCAAATCAGGAACTAACACCATGCCTAAAGTTCGCTTGCTCACACATCGAGGCCACACCGACACTATTTGCGGCTGGGCAACGCTTAGGGGCCTGAGCCGGCAGACCATTGCTGTTCGGCTACATCGTGGATGGACTCTTGCGGATGCGCTCATGACGCCCAACAGCGCGCGCGGTCCAGCACGAGCGGCACGATTGATTGCGAGGAACAACGCTACCGTCGAACGTGACAGCGTTTGTTTGGTCCAATTCCCTCTGTCCGAAGAGATCAAGCGCGAGCACCTCGCCATGCGCCGTCAGTTCACCAGCACGCTTCGTCAGTTCAATCGCGACATCGAAGCAATCATCAGCCGCTCATTGGACCGGGGGGTGGTCCCCGACATTTTGAAAGCGCCTTCTGACCGGTCATCTCCAGTGACGCGAGAGCGTGTCTAAATAGGGGTTTTGTGAAATGACAGTTTTGCTTGCCGACATGAAGGCTCACTTGCGGGTCACGATCGACGATGACGACCTACTGATCATGGACAAGATCGCCACCGCCACGGAATGGGTGCTGAAATACACCGCCATTTCCAGCGAGGCGACCGTGCCCGGTCCAGTTAACGAAGCAATTCGCCAGATCGCGGCGCACCTCTATGCCAACCGCGAGGCGAGCCTAGTCGGCGTCACGGCGCAATCGCTGCCGTTCGGGACGCTGGATTTGCTCGCGCCATACACACCTTTCGTGTGCGGATGACAGCTTTTGAACCCTCATTGGAGCTTCAAAAGGCGATCTATGATCGTCTATTGGCGAGCGCTGACCTGATGGCCTTGGTGTCCGTTGACGCCGTGCTGGACGCCAACGGGCGCCCTGAGCTTATGCCATGCGTCAATATTGGCGAGGGTCAGACGGTCTACAGGCGGTTCAACTCGACAAGCCACGCCACCTTGCACGTTTGGGTGCAGGAATCGGGCCTGACCGCGTCAAAGCAGATCGTCGGCGCGATCGTTGATGCGCTCAGGGTTGACGCTCAGATCGACGGCGTTCTGCACCTCGAACACTTCACCTGCCATGACCTTGGCGTAACCCAAACCCGGTTCATGCGCGACCCGCACGGCTCCTACAGCCACGGCATCGTCACCCTTGCCGGCATCATGGAGCCGAATTGATGCGTGCCGGCGACCTGGACAGAACAATCCGCATTGAACGCGCGACGACCACGCCCAACGAATTGGGCGTGCCGCATGCCGCTTGGGCCTTGGTCGCCACGATGCGCGCTCAAGTCTTGCAGTTCGCAACCGATGATCGCGAAGGCGAGCGCGGCCACACCACGGACCAGACAATCACCTTCCGGACACGCTGGATTGACGGCGTCGATCTGAGCAATCGCGTCGTCTATCAGGATCAACCGTTCACGATCCGCCAGATCAAGGAAATTGGCCGACGTGTCGGATTGGACATTGTGTGCGAGCGCGTTGGTCCATGAGAGGCCGCAAGCCCGAGATGGCTACCGATCGCAACGCCCTCGATGCCGTGATCAATGCGCCCGCATGGCTGTCGAAGCACGCCAAAGCAGAATGGCGTCGGGTCATGCCTGATCTGACCAAGCGACGCATTCTCACGGCGGCTGATCTCGGGAGTCTGGAAAGCTACTGCATCGCGATCGGTCAGGTCCGCGACATGGAGAGCCTGATCAGCAAGGACGGTCACGTCGTCGAAACGTCGCGGGGCTTGCGGGCGCACCCCGCCGTCAGAATTCAATCGGACGCCATGACGCGCGCTCGACTCCTAGCCGCGGAACTTGGGCTTACGCCCGTGTCGCGTTCCCGTCCGGCGATACGCGATGATGAAAATGAAGACGACTTATCCTTTCTGGATCGATGATGATTCAGAAATCCCCGACACATTCGGCGACGGCGAAAAGGCGATTCGGTTCCTGCGCAATCTCAGGCATCCGAAATCGACGGCGCCCGGTCGCGCGTTTCAACTTGACCGTTGGATGGAACGGATCATCCGGCGCATCTATGGCCCGCGTCATCCGGACGGCACCCGTATCGTCAAAACGGTGTTCGCGATGATCCCGCGCGGTAACCGCAAGACCACTCTAGGGGCGGCTCTGACCCTTCTGCACACCATCGGCCCTGAGAAGGTTCAGGGCGGTCAGGTCATATGCGCCGCTGCGGACCAAAAGCAGGCGCGAATTGCCTTTGAAGAGGCCGTTGGCGTCATCCGCGAAGATCCCCGGCTTGCCCGGCTGGTCAAAATTGAAGACTACCGCAACCGTTTCAGAGACATCAGGTCCGGCTCTTTGGTTGAGGCAATTTCCGCCGATGCCAAAACGCAGCACGGCCGGACGCCGAATTTCACGCTGATGGATGAATTGCACGCCTGGCCGAAACGCGACCTATGGGAAGCGCTCAAGACCGGCCTGCTAAAGGCAAAGGGTTCGCTCAACGTGATCATCACGACGGCGGGACGCGGGCAGGAAAGCATTGCCTATGATCGATATTCCTACGCGCGGAAGGTGGCACTTGGCGAGATCGACGACCCGGCAACATTGCCGATCTTGTTCGAAGCCCCGGCCGATTGTGATTGGCGCGACGAAACGATCTGGCACCGGGTCAATCCGGGCCTGAAGTTCGGGTATCCGGACCTTGAAGGCGTTCGTCAGTTCGCGCGGGAATCTGAGAATAGCCCCGGCGACCGTGAGAGCTTTCGCAAGCTCAATCTAAATATTTGGTTGGACCATTCGACGAACCCCTTCGTCGATATGGCGACCTACGATCACGGCTCCGCACCGATCGATTTCGAAGCGCTACTCGGCAAGCCGTGCTGGGTTGGCGTCGACATGAGCACCACGACGGACTTGACCGCCGTCGTTGCCTGCTTTCGTGACGATGACCGCTTTGTTGTGGTGCCGCATTTCTTCTGCCCGGCCGACAACCTTCGCGCCCGCTCCGAAAGGGACGGCGTTCCTTATGTGCAATGGGGTATGGACCGTTTCATCACCCCAACCGCTGGCAACGTCATTGATTACCGGGCAGTTGAGCTTTGCATCCGCGACCATTGCGAGCGCTATGACGTTCGCGAGATCGCTTTTGACGTAGCCTATGCCCAAGGCGTGATGGCTCCACTTCAAGAGGCCGGCTTGCCCGTCATGACCATGCGTCAGGGCTGGGTGACGCAATCGCCAGCGCTGAACGAACTTGAGCGCGCGATCGTCGGCCGCAATTTCCAGCACGGCGGTCACCCTGTCTTGCGCTGGTGCTTTTCGAACATCGCCATTCACACCGACGGCGCTGGCAACCGGACCATGCACAAGGGCAAGAGCACCGATCGAATCGACGGCGCGTCGGCGACGTGGATGGCCTTGGCGCGGGCCGCCGCTGGCGAGGATCAGCGATCATTCTACAGCAATCCGGCGGTCACCCCTGAAATGTTGATCTGGAACTGATCATGACTGATGACCAAGAGCTTCAAAACTATCTGAGCGGGTTATCGGACAAGATTCGTGCACCGCTAGCCGACGCCATCCGTGAGCAAGCTGAGTTGCTATCGCAGGCGCAACAAGACGCGCTCAAGCAATTGGAGCAGCCACCCGAAGAAACCGGGGATTTGGTCCGGTCTTGCGTTGTCGTTAGCGGGCCTTCGGACCTTGAGCTTTCGGTTCAGGTTGGCGGGGATGCCACCACCAATAACGGATACGATCGGGCGCTTTCGTTTGAATATGGGACTTCGCATCAACCGGCTCGCTCATTCTTCTATTCGACTTATCAAGCACGCCGCGACGACATGCAAGACGCCATCAACGAAGCTCTAAAGGAGGCCCTGAACAATGTCTGACACCAGCAAATGCGCCCGTGAAGTTACATGGGCGAGCGGCACCCACATATTCGATCTGAGCCACCCGTGGGTTCGCAGTGTGCTTTCGATCCGTGGTCTACCCGGCCCGAATGGGGCCTCGCCAGCAGCGTGTCTCGCGCGGTTTCATGGTGGAACCTATTCGATCGACGATTGCGAGCGGGTCATTGAACTTGGACTTATCGGGGGCGGCGCGACACGGGCGGCAGCCGCAACCTTGCTCAAGGAACACGTTCAAGGGCAGCCGTTGGCGCTGAACGCCATGATTGCGATCGACATTCTGGCCGCTCTGTTCGTGGGGGCTCAAAATGTCGATTCCGTCGCTTAATATTCCGATCAAGGTCAATCTTGACGACTTCCGAAAGGGCATGAGTGAGGCCAGCAGCAGCGTCAGCAAAGCATCGGACTTCATCGCCAAGGAATTCATGAAGATGAACATCGGCGCCGCGAAGGTGATCGCACCTCCGGCGTTCTCAGCCATCGGCGCCGCGCTACCGCCGCTGGTGTCGGCGTTTGGCCCGATGATCGCGCGCCTCGCGGCTTTCAAAGCCGGTATTGATCTGGTGACGGTCGCGATCGGGGCTGCGAGGTCGCAGATCACCGAAATGGTCGCAATTGCCGACAAGGCGAGCTTGCTGACCGTCACGCCGGCATTCTTTCAATCGTTTCTGTCCGAATCCCATGGCCTCAAGGTGAGCACCGAAGAGCTTGAAGGCGCGCTGACTCATGCCTTCAATGCGACGAAAGAGAAGTCGCCGATCGACCTTGCCGCATGGGAGACGGGCAAAGACCGCATTACCGTAGTTGAATCCGCGTTGCGCATCTACAACGAGACCCTCGCCAAGTCCGCTGGCACACAACTACAGGGGCTAGTTCTGTTTCGCGACGCGGATAGCCAAGAGAAAAAGGTCAAGGCCGTCCTGCTGGCGATGGTCCAGCTCAAGGATATCGGCCAAGAGACCGCCGCGCTCGACATCGGCGAGAAGATGTTTGGAAGTCAATTTGTCGATCGAATCCGGCAAGGCAAGACATCGGCCGAAAGCATTCTTCTCTCAATGAAGGCCGCTGCGGCCGCCGACGACGGCATATTTTCGAACACGATGGTCATGCGGGCAAAGCAGGTGGATGACCAGCTCAAGCTCTCGCATGATCGATTGACGCGCGGACTCAAGCCGTCGTGGGATGATCTGACGGGAACGCTGCTCACAATCAAGGGCTATTGGGCTGATGTAGTGGATCTGATCGGCAAGGCCGTCGATTTCACGAACCGGCTTGGCCTGACAAGTGAAAAGGTTCGGATCAGAAGCGAGCTGGACAGCGTGAACGAAGCCGTCAAGAACGGTACCGGCTTGTTCGGTCTGCCACAGGTGCCGGAATCTGTAACGAGCGCTCTTGGAATGCAGTCACCTCAAACGCGCCTGAGAGAACGACAGCAGCGTTTGCAGGCTCAGCTTGACGCGATGGACCGTGGCATGGCGGAAGGTCCGGACCTTCCGAAGGCATCGCGCGGTACCGGTGAAGCCCCGAAATTCAAGCCAACCGATTCCACAGCCGCCCGCGACCCGTTCGACATCACCGTCGATGCCGTCAACAAGCGCATTGCGGCACTGAATGCCGAGACCGCGACCATCGGCCAAGGTTCGGATGCGCGCGCCCGAGCCGCAACGGTTGCCCAGCTCGAAGCGGCGGCAAAACGTGCCAACACCGCCGCAGGCTTGGAAAATACTGCCGTTACGGCAAAGCAGCGTGCCGAGATCGACAAGGAAGCCGACGCCATGCTTAGGGCAGCGGCGGCGGCGGAAAAGGCTCAGGTCGGCGACGGCATCAAGTTCGGCCGGAACACGTCGCTGCTTACGTCGGACGACGTTCAGATCGCAACGCAGCTCAGGGGCCTTTACCCGGACGTTGCCACGGCTCTGGACAGCGTTGAGGCGTCGGCCATGCGAACGAACGAAGCCATGAGGGGCATATCTGGCACGCTCTCAAGCGGGCTTGCCGCCGGCCTTACCGATATCGCCACCCACTCGAAGACTGTCGGGCAGAGCTTTTCGGAGATGAGCACCATTGCCATTCGGGCAATAGAGGAAATGATCATCAAGATTGCGATCGTGGCGCCAATCATGCGGGCGTTGCAGGGCGGCTTTGGTGGATTCTCGACCGGCGGGCTTGTGTCAGTGTTGCCCTTGCCCGGCGCTGGCGACTTCATCGGCCCGGTGATGCGAGCCGATGGTGGTGTCATCAATGGGCCTGGCACTGGCACCTCAGATTCGATCCCCGCGCGCCTGAGCGATGGCGAATTCGTCGTGAATGCCCGCGCAACGGCTCAGAACCGCTCGCTTCTAGAACTGATCAACAGCGGACGGATGAAGGGTTTCGCGGCTGGTGGTCTGGCATCCAACCTTCCGAGTACACCTGACAGCTCCGCCATGATCGGTGGTCAGACGGTGCACGTCGCGCCAACCATCAATGTGAGTGTTGCGGGAGGCTCGCGCGGTGCGCAGGCGGACGCCGCAATGGGTGAGCAGATCGCCAAGGCGGTGGAGGACTCCGTAAGGGGCATCGTCGCCAGCGAACTTCGGACCCAAAGCCGACCCGGCGGA